GCCGTACTCTAGCTCCCAGCTACCAGACTCAATGGCGTCTGTGTCAAAGAATGGGATCTCGACAAATGCCTTGACCTCTGTGTCACTGACATACTCTGTAATGCGAGCGCGGCCAAATCCATTCTTGGCAACAATGTATTCATCAACACTGTCTTCACCAAATGCCTTGATCGAATACTGCGTCGTGTTGTCAGGCGTCGTCGTAAAGGCTGGAAAGACTGTTGCCACTTTTGTGGTCGCGTCGTAGTCAGAAATATGTCGATGCTGACCAGATCCTGTGCCGCCGGTAAGATGCAATGAGAATCCATTACACGCATCGTCCGACGTATAACTTGTTGCGCTCTTGAGCGTCAGAGTCGTTGATGTGCCAGCCTGTGCTGTACCGGTGTCACTTATCACAGACGACGCGGTAACCGTAATGTTGCCTGTAACGTCAGATGGCGTGATCGTAAAGTCTGGCTCATCAATGTTCAGGGTATATGCATACTTAGGCACAAAGTCGAAAACCAAGTCTTCGACAGTCCAAGTCGAGTCTGACGCGCCGCGCTGAATAAACTGTGGATGCATATCTTCATGCGTCAGAATGAGTGAGTCGGCTGCTTGAGTAAAGTTGATTGAGTCGACGTACTCGTTTTTGAGAGCTGCAATGGTCAAGTAATCATCAGTCAAATAAATGTTGTTTATTCTTGAACCATTTTTGTACACAAACATTTTGCCAGAACAGAATACCAGCATATAAGAGTCATCCACAGAGAACTCAAACGGCACCATTTTAAATTTTGGCGTCTCATTCGTTTTCCGAGAAACAAGGTGCGCCGTCGATGGGAAATGGTCAAAGTAGTACACTTCAGCGGCGTTGTTCTTTACATAAAATGGAGCGACTTTTTGGCGAGTATCGTATGCAGGAAGGTTAATCTGATCAAGCAAAGACTGTGACGCATTTTGGTATGTTGTCAGATCGTAGGCAGTCGTTAGCTCCCTGATTTCATAGCGCCCAGCAATTTTTTCATTGATAACAATCCCCGCCCCGTCGAGAACAAAGTTAAAATTCAAATATGTATTTCCGCTAATTAAGAACTGGGACTCATCAATGCTGTATGTCGATGCATAGGGAGTGCCAGATGTGCTTAGCTCATACAAATACTTAGCTGAACCCGCTGATGTGTTACCAATAAAAAACAACTTTGTGCCATCGTCATTGAACGCAAGATCAACGACAGTCTCATAAGCTGTACCAAGTAGATCTGTATTTCCAGATGTGCCGGCTGTTATGTCCCAAGCAGTATTCAAGGTGTAAGAGGTGATAGAACGCCCGCTGCTTTCATCAGCATCAATGATGATTAAATATTGTCCATCATGCGAAAAAACAAACTCTGAATCCCCGTAAGTTAGAAAGTCTGTGCTCACGCCATCAAAGGTTGCTGTCGATATATCCCATGCCGTACTCAACGTAAACTGCGCAATACCCGCTAAGTCGCTAGACCCAACAGTCCAGAGATACATCTTGGTTCCATCGGATTTGAATGCTGGCTTGCTCCCTTGAAATGTCTCGTCACCAGTAACACCGGCGTCTTGAATGTCATCATAAAACTGCGCCATATCAATGTAATTAATAACATCTGACGGGAGTGTAGAAATGTATGCTGATCCATCGCGCCGCTTGATCCCACCCTGTGGCTGGATGGTGACGTTCTGCGCTGTGTCTAGCGCATTGTAATACTGTTGCAGATCAATCCTGGCGTTAATCTTTGGATCAATCTCCCCGGCGGTAAAGTTACTTTGTACAGTAACAATGCGGCTCATCCGCGTACTCCGATCAAGATATGATCGTCAATACTCTGAATCTGCTTGCTGCCTCCATCAATGCTTGTCGCAGATCTGAAGTAGCCGCCGCGCATATTTTCAGCTGGTGATCCAAGCGCAATGTTTCGCCAGTATTCGGCCTTTGTGATCTGATCTGTCACCGTCTCGGCTAAGTGCCAGGCCATCTGATACTTCAATAGCTGCACAAAGTAAGACGGCAAATCTGCCTCGGCTGTGTTTTCTTGGTACTCGATCAAAATGATTGGCTGGTTGCTGTATATGTATGTGCCGCGATATTCCCAATCGTCAGTAATGACATTGCTCCCAACTTCTCTGCTGTTGTAGATCGCCTTTACCCCTTCAAACGCAATCGGACTCAGGTTGGAATCTTCGCTTGGATGTGTGTAGCGATAGCGCCACAAATTGAAAGCCTTGATCTCATAAACACTTGTGCTGTCTGGTGTTGTGTCCCAGGCGTTATATACCGTCGCAACTTGAGTTGACGCGACATAGTCAGAAATACGTCGTACCTGACCTGAACCTGTGCCTGATGTAATTCGGATATACATTAGATTCGGCTCATCGTCAGATGTAAATCTGGTCGCCGCTTTAAGTGTAATAGTTGAGCTTGCGCCGGCTTGCGCTGTACCTGTTTCCTGTACTGCGTCTGTGCGGGTTGCTACTGGATCGTATCGGTTGATCGAGAATGACCAAGGGTACATTTGAAGTGTGGAGCGTTTGACATCCTCGTACATGGCAGAACAAGCGCTACCGACATCACCCGTAAAAGAAGTAATGGGCGACTCGCCCAACATGACCAATGCGTCGGAACAAATCGTTACATTGGTATCACCTGAAGCCATACGTCACCTCATTAGAAAAGGCTCCCCCGGAGGGGAGCCGATCCGATTAGTCAGCGTCAGCCACTGACAATGATGTACCGTCAGATACGTCAACAACTGTGCCAGTGTTTGACAACACAACAACAAGCGATGCTGTTGGAGTGTTTGAGTCGTACACGTACACCAAGTCACCAACCTTCAAAAGGTCAGCTGCGTCGTTGAAGTAACCAGACGTATTTACTGTGGCAATCGCATCAGCTGTAGTGTAAGACCACATCTGAGGCGCATTCCCTGCTTTTGCTTGACCGCCAATTGGCTGAAGTCCTGCTACTGCATAAGCCATGTCTAATCCTCCTTATGATTCACGGCAAGTGATTTTGACGATACCTTCATCGTCAATCGCTACCGCACCAGCTGAGAACATTGACGCAACCAGGAAGGAAGTCTTCTCTGGAATGTAGTCAACGCGAGACTGCTGGCCCATACCAATGCCCATACCAATCGCATCGCGGTGGAATGCAAAGATTGTACGGTCAGACGATCCATCGATTGCCAGACCACCTTCGTCACGATCACCGAATGTGATGAAGTTGAAGCCCATAAATGTATTTACGTCACCAGTGACCAGCGCCTTCACAGATGCGAAATCTGCTGAAGTGACCTCTGTTTCACCTAACAAAGCAGACAAGCTGTTTGCGTGGATCAACATAGTACGCCCTTCAGATGGTACGTTCTTCTGGTCCAAGATCTTCTTGGCTTCGCGCAATTTTTCGATGTTCAGGTTGGAATCTGTACCACCGGTGTCATTGCCAACTGTTCCTGGGGAAGATGCAGCTGCAAGCGCATCAAGAACCACTTGGTCCATGCGACGTGCAATCGCGCCAGATACAACTTGTACAAGCTCTTGACGCTCGTTGAAGTTGACCTTTTGCTGGTTGAAGATGTCTGAGTATTCCGCAGCAATGTAGTCTTCCATCGTCGCCGTGACTTGTGAGTAAGACACGTTGAGTGGAGTCACATCAGTCTGTGGAACGCGAATAGTTGCCGATCCCTTACCAATCTTGGGGAACTTAACTGTAGAACCTTCGACGCCAGTACGCTCGCGGGTAACACCAGCCAGGAGACGTTGTCCCTGGTACGCCTGTTTTACCTCTGAGTCGAACAGCGTAACAAAGGCATTTGAAATTGAAACTGCCATTGTTTCTATCCTCTTTCATAAATTTTAAGGGTAAAACCTGTGACGGTTGTCCTGATGGGCCGTGTAATCAGGTCGCCGGCTCAAGAATATGAGTTGTCGGTTGTTGCGAATATAACAGATTCGCAGAAAAAACAAAGGGGCTTGCGCCCCCTTAATTATGCTTCGCCAAAAAATTCCATGAATTTTCGTTCGACGTCTGAGGTATAACGCATATCCTTGCCATACCGAGGGTCTGCAATCATTGCATCCAGATCCGCTTTACTGACCGATGCGCCTTCCTGAATGTCTAGCGCAGGGATCGCCCTTTCTCCATAAGAATCGCGGATTTTATTTAAAGCGCGGATGATGTCAGCTGATTGCGCCGCATTCACTAATGCCTCTGTTTCGCCCTCGCTTAAAACACCAGACGACTGCAACTTGCCAAGCCACTGCGACGTAGACTGCAATACCTTGTCTGCATTCTTGCCGAGCTTTTCCATTTCACGCTGCACATCAACTTCGACTTTTTCAAACATCTCGCCGACATTTTTCATATGCATCTGAGCAATTTGATCAAACTGATCCTGACTTAAGCCGTTCTCTTTGGCAAAAGACATAAAATCGTTTAGCAGCGGATCATCATCCGGTACGCCTTCAAGTGAAGACATATCGTAGTTGCCATCCTTCGGAGCCTTGTGCTTACCCTGTGACATTTTTGTGCGTAGCTCGTTATAAGATTTTGTCTTTGCCGACAATTCATTCGCCAGTCCTTCTAAGTCAGGGCCGTCATCTGATGACCAATACTGTTCAGGCATCCAGTCAGGGCGCTCACCCCATTCAAAGTCCGGCTCAACAGGTTGCTCAACATTTGAGTCCATGTGTGGCATTGCTTCAGGTTCAGCGTTTGTCTCTGGCTCTGTTGTTACATTTAGTAACGTAGTCTGTTCTGTTGGTTCAATATTTTCTGCTGCATCACTCATGCATTACGTCCTCTTTCGACCCGCTTTAAGATTTCCCTAATAATTGAGTTTTGGCCTTCTCTGGCGTAGCCCTGGCTCGGGTCTTCACCCGGATACCAGGCTGGTTGATCAACCGTCATAGCCTTGAGATACGCAAGAACTTCCTGCCCTGCCTCAGTCGAAAAACAGCGCACAAAGTTTGTGTCGAGGTCATCCGACTTTTGGTTGACAGGAAGTGCGCTGGCATCGGCCTCTCTCAAGCCGTCCCATCCTTCCATTTATCCCTCCTGGGGCATTCCCTGTTGTTGTTGCATCGCCATCATCTGCTGCTGCATCTCTGCTGCAATCTGCTGACGCTCCTGCCTGTTATTCAGGATGCTCTGTGGTACGCCCATCTTCTCTGCGATGTAGTCGATCAGATTATCCTGATTCATTGCGACCTGGCCGATTGGACCAGCTGCTTGCGCAATCTGCGCAAACTGCAAGACCTTCTCCAGATCTTCCATGTTCTGTGCTTGTGCCAATGGCGATGTTGGGGTGATCTTAACTTCCAGCCCATCGACGCGCAGCGGTAGGTCAATCAGGCCGCGCTCATCCATGACGTACAATATGCGACGTACTAATGGACCCATTGCTTCGGTGATCAATCGACCATACGCCGAGCCTAGATTTTGCGACAGCTCCTTCATGCGCTGTACGATCTCTGTCGCACTACGCGCAGACATATTGTCTGGCGGTAGCGAGTCATCAAGAAGCATCTTCTTAATGTTCATCAC